TTCTAGTTTATTTTCTAAGTCATTAATTAATGACCAAACTTGTTCAGCTTGGTCATCGTCTTTTATTTCCGAATTGATTGGGCCTTTAAACTCATCAATCAAATCTAGAAATTCGTTTATCTTATCCATTTTTCCCCCTAACATATGTTGTTGTTTGCGTATTCAATTAATTCATCGGACGCATCATTAATTGAAATTTTTGTATCCTTAACCATTGTTTTAAACTTTGATCTAAATTCGTCATCTTCCATTAATAAATCAAAGTCTGTTAGTAATTGCCCCGATACGATAGAGGCAATTACGTTTGCTTTTGAACTTAAGTTATTCATTAGATAACCCCCTTCTGTTGTAAGTATGGTCTCAAAACTGTTGCGATAAATCTTTGTCTTACCGCCCATTTATTCCATACTTGTTTGTTTCCATTATGAAAGTTGTCCCAAGCATTTTTTTCATACTCGTCACTTTCAACTTTGTTCATGTATCTTTTTAGTCTGTCCATTGTTTCCCCTGTTTTTTTATTTTTCATTATCTATTATCTTATATTAATGGGATAGTTAATCAACATAATAATTATCGATTTTCTATTTTTTCTCTTGCGATTTTATCCGCTAGGAAATTTCCCGCACTCGTTGAAATAGCCCTTTGATGCTTGGCCCTCTCATATTGAGTTATTTGTCTTCTGGCGAACAATTGCTTTTCGTAGAATAACCCCACGTCTTTTTGTTCTTTGTTGTAGTACCATTTATTTTTGTCTGTTTTCATATTTTCCCCTGTGTTTGTGTGGGCCTTACGGCCCACGTTGTTGTTATATTTGTTTAGTTAAATTTTTATCCCATAAATCAATGTCATTTTGAACAAACAACGGCAATGACACATGATACCAACCGATTGATTGTAAAAAATCTTCTGGTTTCCATTTTTGAACAAAATTCCCACTCTCAAAAGGTTTAGGGCTAGATGTAATTACCTCAACAGTTTCATTCCATTTTTCTAAATCACTAAAAATAAAATGTTTGAAAACGTCTTGTTCCCAATCTTGATAATATTTTTTTGATGTATTCACTAAAGTAATTTCATCATCAGCTTGTTTAAATGTTATTTTGTACATTGTATCCTCATAGTTAGTTTTTTTATTTATCATATAATTATAAGATATAATGGGATAAAAATAGATTACAAGAAAAAAATGCACCAAAAAGAAATTTTTTTTTCGGGCCTGTGGATAACTTTTTATACTCTTTTTAGTTGTATTTATTTAGAATAGTTCTAAACTAGGTTATGGCCAACCCAGAAAGTTTATTTTGGAAACAAATCAAATCGGCTCTTGTTGATCATGGATATTTTTTAACTCGAATTGAAACCCTCACAGTTTCCGGTGTCCCAGATGTTTTTGGAATATATAAAGGCCGATCATTTTGGTGTGAATTGAAATCAAATCGCGTCAATTATCCGGCATTAAATAAATACCAGATCGTTTGGATAAACAGGGCCATAAAGCATGGCGGTGTGGTCTTGATCTTAGTTAAGGCCCAAGAGCAAAGATCTCTTAAAATTTATAGAATTAAAGATTTCTTTACTGACCCACGTGAATTAACACCCGATTTTATTATTAAAATCCCTGTCCGTTGGCCGTTGTTCGTGGATAAGTTTACAACCGCCTTAATGACTTGATTACTAACGATAACTTTTCTTATCACTAGTAATAATCCGGTGTCCGTTGACCATTATGAAGGCTCATAGGCCCAACGATCACGGAACAATGACAACAATAAAAAAAGCACCCCCGATTTTACTAGGTACTTTGTCTAGGCTAGCTTGTGCTAAGTCGAATACATGCACAGGGGACCCAAATGAAACGGACTTATTGAAAGTGTTATTTTATTAGGTTATTGTAAAAGGGGACCCTTTAGATTAATAGGTACCATAGACCCCCGGGGTATATAAAAAATTATGAATTTAGATCGATTAAGTGATGAAGAGCTCAAGGACCTAGTATTAAAAAAACAACTTGAGTATATAAAAATTTGCCAAGATGACTTCTTAGCTTTTGCTAGAGCAGTTTGGCCAGATTTCATTTACCGTAAAACCAACAATAGAAAAAATTACGGACATCATCAGATTATTGCTAATGAATTTCAAAAGATTGCAATGAACAAAGAGAAGAGGCTTATTATCAATATGCCTCCTAGACATACCAAATCAGAATTTGCATCCTACCTGTTCCCTGCTTGGATGATCGGTAGAAATCCCAAGATGAAACTGATGCAGGTTTCACACAACGCTGAACTTGCAACAAGGTTCGGTAGCAAAGTTCGTAACTTAATGGAGACCGAAGAGTATCGAATGATCTTTGGAGATGTTAAACTTAGAGAAGACAGTAAAGCAAAAGGCAGGTGGGAGACTAACCATGGCGGTGAGTACTTTGCAGCGGGAGTTGGCGGATCTATCACAGGTCGAGGGGCCGATTTGCTTATTATCGATGATCCACATACGGAGCAAGACTCAATGTCGGATTCTGCAATGGATAGAGCATACGAATGGTATAGCTCTGGTCCTAGACAACGTTTACAACCAGGCGGAAGAATTTGTGTAGTCATGACTCGTTGGGCAACAGACGATCTTACTGGTCGATTATTAAAATCACAATCAGAACCAAAAGCAGATAAATGGAAATTGATTGAGTTCCCAGCAATTTTACCAACTGGAAAACCAGTGTGGCCTGAGTATTGGAAGCTAGAAGATTTAGAAGCGGTTAAAGCATCGGTGTCCACGAAGAACTGGAACGCACAGTATATGCAGGACCCAACGTCTGAAGAAGGTGCAATCATTAAACGTGAATGGTGGAATGACTACGATAAAGATTACCTCCCTAAATTACTACACGTCATACAAAGTTATGATACTGCATTTAGTGCAAAAGAATCTGCAGACTATTCTGCTATTACTACATGGGGAATCTTTCAACCGGTTGAAGGTTATGAGAATCATATAATTCTATTGGATGCGATTAAAGGCAGATATGATTTTCCAGATTTAAAAAATATTGCTTTAGAGCAATATAAATACTGGGAACCTGAAACAGTTATTGTTGAGGCGAAAGCATCAGGCCAGCCTTTAACTCATGAATTAAGGCGTGCTGGGATTCCAGTAATTGACTTTGTACCTGCTAAAGGGCGAGATAAACATACTAGAATTAACTCTTGTGCTCCGGTATTTGAGTCTGGTATGGTCTGGGCTCCGTTGGATGAAAAGTTTGCTCAAGACGTAGTTGAAGAATGTGCAGCATTTCCTAACGGCCAATATGACGACTATGTTGATTCTATGACCCAAGCTGTGCTAAGATATCGACAAGGTGGATTTGTTTCAACGTACTCGGACGATTGGGACGACCCGCCAATTAAATTAGAACGTGAATATAAATATTATTAGGATTTATTATGGATTATAAAAAAGTTGATAGAATTGCAGACAAAATTAAAAACCCTACGAAAAGACCTATAAAAGATCCAGAAGGTAGAGCAAAGCTTGATACAATGACTAGTAGTAAATACACTCCTATGAAAAAAGAAAGATTGTTTGAAGGAACTGCAGCAAGAATAAAAGCAAGAATAAAAGCAAGAAAAAAAGCCATCGCTATTGCAAAATCAAAAGAACCTGGTTCAAGATTATCTGTTCCTGATATTGAAAGAGCAATGCAAAGTGTACAAGGAAAAAGAAAAGGCGGTCTAACAGGTGGTCAAAAAAAGTTAGATAAAAATAATAATAACAGAATTGATGCACAAGATTTTAAAATATTGAAAGCAGAAAAAGCAAAAGGTAGAGGCATGGGTCTTCAAGATGAAAAAGTTAAACCTGGAAAAGTTATGAAAGCTGCATTTGGTGCATTAGCTTTAGGTAAAAAAATGAAAGAAAAAGGAAAGCTGATGCCTTTAGGTTTAGGAGCAGCCATGATGAAAAAAGATAAAATGAAAGAAATTTTAGGAAGATCAAAAGGTGGTGAATCTAAAAGTGATAAAGTAAAAAGAGCCTTCCCTAAAAAAAGTCCAGAAGGTAGAGCTAAAATTGAAACAATGCTTGGTAGTAAGTATACTCCTATGAAAAAAGAAAGATTGTTTGAAGGAGACAAAGCAAGAAGAAGAGAAGGTCTTAAAAAACTTCTTAAGAATGTTAGAAAAGCAATTCCAGGTGTTGGAATGTTAGATGTTAAAGTTACAAAAAAATCTAAAGGTGGTGGAGCTGATACAGGCAAAATGGGTGAGCTAAGAAGTAAAATAGCTGTTGCTATGGATAGAGCTAAAAAAGGTATGGGTTCTAGACCTGGATCTGATACAAGAAGAAAAAGAAAAACACCAGAGCGTCCTCGAGGACTAGGAAAACTAGGGGGTTCTAAATCTAAAAAAGAAGTTGTATTTACAACTGATAAAAGTTTTTTAAAAGATATGAAACCACCAACTGGTGCTCATCCTGGAAAATTTAATAAAGGTGGCGGAGCTGATATGGGTACAAAAATGTCTGACAAAAGAAAAAGAAGATTTAAAGAAATCTTAGAAAGATTAAAAACTCCAAGAACAATTAACATTAAAAAAGAATTTAAATCAGGTACTTCTAATCCTATGCAAAGAGATAGAAAGAGAGAAGGTTACAGAGCCAAGGTTGAATCAAAAGGTGGTAAAGTAATGTTTGCTGATGAAATAGGAATGAAGAAGTTTAAAAATTTTATGGGTGGTGGAATGATGAACAAACCTATGGGTTACAAAAAAGGTGCATCAATCATGGCTCGTGGTTGTAAGCTTGGTAGAAAAAAAGCTACTAAACTTTATTAGTTGATCTTCAGCCATGTTAAGGCTAAAAGGATATAAAATTTATGGCTGTTGAAAAAAACGAAATTCCTGAAATAACTGAAGAAGAGAAAGTTGAACTTGATCAAGGTCAACCAATCATTGATGAAGAAGTTTCTGAAGTAACCGTTGAAGGTGAAGAGCCTGAGGAAGAAAGACCTCAAGATGATTTCAATGCTAACTTGGCCGAGTTCATGGATGAACGAACACTTGGCCGTATGGCATCAGAACTAATCCAAGAATATAAAAAAGATAAAGAATCAAGAAAAGATTGGGAAGACGCTTACATCAAAGGTTTAGATTTACTTGGAACAAAATTTAGAGAAGTTACTAAACCATTTAAAGGTGCATCCAATGTCACTCATCCGTTGCTCGCGGAATCTGTAACACAATTCCAAGCACAAGCATATAAAGAACTTGTACCAAGTGATGGCCCGGTAAGAACTCAAATTGTAGGATTACAAACTCCACCAATTGAACAACAAGCAGAACGTGTAAAAGAATACATGAACTATATGTTGATGGAGAAGATGGAAGAATACACAACCGACATGGATCAAATGTTATTCTATTTACCATTGTCCGGTAGCACTTTTAAAAAAGTCTATTACGACTCACTCATTAAAAGACCTGTATCTAAATTTATTCCTGCAGAAGATATCGTGGTCCCGTATTACGCGTCCGATTTAAAAGATACAGACAGAATTACTCACGTACAACGGATGACGGAAAACGAAGTCCTAAAACAAATGGCAGCAGGATTCTATAGAGAAGTAGAACTGGCTACATCAGAAGAGACCACGGACAACGTGCAAAAGAAAATTAGTGAGCTTGAAGGAATTAAAAGAACTGGAGATGATGCATTAAATACAATTTTAGAAATGCATGTTGATTTACATTTAGATGATTATGAAAAATTTGATTCACGTGCAAAGAATATAAAAATTCCTTATGTGGTCACCATTGACGAAGGCAGTGGTGAAATATTATCGATCTATAGAAACTACAGACCGGATGATCCAACCTATCAAAGAATAGAATATTTTGCTCATTATAAATTTTTACCTGGACTTGGTTTTTATGGTTTTGGTTTAACTCATATGATTGGTGGTTTATCACAAGCCGCTACTCAATCGTTAAGACAATTAATTGATGCAGGTACATTAAAGAATTTACCAGCAGGATTTAAGTCTAGAGGGATTAGAGTTAGAGATGATGACCAACCGATTCAGCCTGGAGAGTTTAGAGATGTTGATGCACCGGGTGGAAACATTAGAGAACAGTTTTTTAATCTACCGTTTACAGAACCCTCAACAACCTTATTTAATCTTTTAGGATTTTTAGTACAAGCAGGACAAAAATTTGCTGCGATTACCGATAACAACATTGGAAACGATGCTCAGAATAGAGCAGTGGGTACAACAGTTGCGATGATGGAACGTGGTTCGCGTGTGATGAGTGGTGTTCACAAGCGATGTTACTACGCAATGAAGATGGAATTTAAAATTTTAGCTAGAATTATGGCTGAATCTTTACCGCCAGAATATCCTTATGACGTTTATGGTGGTCCAAGAGTAATTAAAGCACAAGATTTTGATAACCGAGTGGATATTTTACCGGTTGCAGATCCAAATATTATGTCGATGGCACAAAGAGTGATGCTTGCACAGACTCAATTACAAATTGCATCGTCCAATCCAATGCTTCACAACATTCACGAGGCATACAGAAGAGTATATGAAGCACTTGGCACCAAACAAATTGATGCATTATTAAAACCACCGCCTCCAAGACCTGAACCACAGGACCCTGCAAAAGAAAATGCACGTGCATTACAGATGAAATTACTCACTGCGTTTGAATTTCAAGACCATGATGCACACATTGCAGCGCATATGGCCTTCATGCAATCAAGAATGGTACAAATTAATCCTCAAGTGTATGCATTATTGCAATCACACATCTCGGATCACATTTCATTCAAAGCAAGAATAGAAGTTGGAGAACAATTGATGCAAGATCCTAACATGATGCAGTTACAACAGGCCGACCCACAACAATTTCAAATACAATTTGACAAAGCGGTTGCAACTGCTGTTGCAGAAATCACTGAACAGTTAGTTAGAGGTGAGATGCAGCAACAAGCAGGCAAGCAAGATCCGTTAGTTAGACTAAAACAACAAGAAATTGATCTAAGAGCAATGGATTTACAGCGTAAA